CTACGTGGATAGTTTCTGGTAGTGGACTAACCTAATGGGCGGAATTTTAGGCGGGCTTGTTGGATCATTGGGTCTAACGGTCCCAGCCGCCCCATCTGCCCCATCTGTATCCTCACCAAATGCTAACCAAGATAACATTAGCTGGGTTGCTCCAAATAATGGAGGAAGCCCAATTTTACTTTATTATTGGGAAAGTGATGACGGCAAGAGTGGAACAACGGTAAGCACATCTGCTATTGTATCGCAAGAAGCTGGAACTGGCCAGAAATATCGTGTACGTGCACAAAATGCAGTTGGCTTAGGAGATTGGTCTCCGTATTCTGTTCAAATAACAACAACATTTTCTTTTGCACCATTCAGCTTTGCACCTGCACCCTGCCCATCTTTATACACCATCTTATATCAGCAGCCTTCATGTACTGGAGGGTTTATTTGTACTACCTATGCAGACGGAAGCTGTGGCATGTGGGCGGAATGCGTCAGATGCTAATCTTTAGCTCTCTGATAAAAGCAATCCATGTTAATAAAAACAATCTTCTAATGTGTTAAAATAGACATATGCCCAATCCTTCAAACCTGTACGCAGAAAAGATTTTTAGCGAGCATCCTATTGCGATGTGGGCGTTAGACGATCAGGCTGACTATATTTCCTTAATCTCTAATGCAAAAAGAGATATCTACAGATCTTCTCCAGACGCTAATGCTTGGACAATTTCGAACGGTACAAAAGAACAAAATCTAACCATACTAAACGAACCGCTACCAACTATCTCAACCACTACTGTAAAGCCAATTATTGGTCTAGACCAGACTAATCAAATAACTTTAACTAGCTCTGCAATTATTAGCCCAGCTTTGATGAATGCAGACTTAGAGACTTTTTCTGTTAGTGCCTATATGTTTGCTGCAAATCCATTTGTGCTTTCTTATGAAATTGGCTATACCTATGATGGGTTAGCCAGTCCAGTTCTTAGAAAATTTGATTCTCAAATTAGCAATAGGTGGAGCTTAATTTCAGAAACCTTTAGCATCCCCCAAACTATAAATCCTATAAAGATGGTAATAAAAATTAATCATGTTAATAATGGTGGCCTGCCAGATGAGTATAAGTTTTATGTTAATGGAGTTACTTTTGGACAGTGGTCAGAAGAATTTTTAGCAACATCCCCTGGACTTTTTGGAGAAACCCTACCATCCAATGTTCCATTTAGCTACTTGTCAATCCCTGCAAAATCATATGGCTTACAAGATTTAGACGGGTATTACTTTATTAATAACGGATATTTGACTGCAAAAAATTCTGGGGTACCAATTGTTTATGGTTCATCAAACGTTACAAGAATTTTACCAAATGGATCAGATCCATCGGTGATAATTCCTGGACAAGGATTTTTAAATGAGGCTGGAAGATATAGGGAATACACTGCTGAGATGTGGGCAAGGATTGACTCAAAGGCAACTTCTCCAACTAGGATCTTTGGGCCAATTGGCTCAGCCGATGGAATTTACGTAGATGGTCCATTTATAAAGATTAAGGTTGGAGATTCTGTTGGTGCACACCCGATTACAGAGTGGTACAGGCCAATGCTTTTAGACTTTAAAATTTCTGAAAATACTGCTTCATTATTGATAAATGGAGAACAGGCAATAGAAGTTTCTTTTTCTACTTCAGATGTTGCTTTAGCATCAGAAACAATTATTCAAAGCGGAACAACAAAAAGCAATGATTGGCTAGGATTTTATGCATCTGAGAATGTTCCATTTTTAGATATTGATTGTGTTGCAATATACCCATACTTGGTTCCAGCTATTGTTGCCAAAAGACGCTTTGCTTATGGCCAGGCGGTAGAATACCCAGAAAATGCAAACAGTGCATATGGAGGAACCTCTGTTCTTATAGACTATGCTTTTGCTGACTATACAAGCAACTATAGCTACCCAGACATTGGCCGTTGGAATCAAGCAATTGTAGAAAACCTGTTAGTAAAAGATGAGGCACTCTCAGTTCCAGAATATAAACTACCAAAGGTAATATTTGAAGATGGTACGACTCAAAAAGTCTGGTATGAGGAGTTATACGACGATCAGCTGGGAGATTCTTTTATTGGGCTTACTGGAAAAGATGGATATCTTTTATTTGAAGATATAAACATTATTAAAGAAAATCTAAAAGGGTTTTTTGGGGTATTTAAGCCAGGATCCCTTAGCTCATCAAAACAAATATTGTTTAAAATAAACGATAAAACTAGGAAAGACACATATTTAGAATGCTATATTCAGAACAATGTTTTATATTACAGCCTTAGTTTTGCAGGAACTATTTCGGCGATATATTCAGAGTCAATGGTTTTAGCAAACGAAAGCCTTGCCGTTGGAGTTGACATAGATAAGTTCTCTAAATACTTTGGACAATCTGCTACCTCATTTTTTAATAATAAGCAAAACCTATCTTTAACAATCGGAGGAGATGCAACTTTTGAAAATACATTTTCTGGAAAAATTTATAAATTTGGATTTTGTACACAGACAAATTTAGAAAAAATTTCAGCTTTATTTGATAATTCAGGCTTGCTTACGTATTATAATTATGAGGATGTATTTGAAGATTATCCAGCAGAAATAGCTTACGATGCGGGAAGTGAATATTTTAGCAATAGCCCAGCATATACTGAAGAGCTTGATGGCGGTTCTCCAACCTCATTTGCCAGCCAACTTAGCTTTGACCTTATAGATAGCTTTATTGGTAGCTACACACTCATTCCAAAGATAAGTTTTGAGTCGATGTTTATGGACATTGCCATAGATGGATACTGGGAAGATTACTTGCCATTAACATATTTTGCACAATATGTTTCAGATGTTTTTGATAAGAAGTATTACGATCTTGACTTTATTCAGTTTAACTTAGATTATCCAGCATTAGAAAACTTTACTGGTAATTATTATAATACTGACAGCAGCCTTGTTAAATCATATGTTTCATTTCAATATTTAAAAACTAATACATCTGCAAAAAACTCTTATTTTACTAAAGCTCTTGCCCCCAAGAATAACGTAGTAAGTCCTGGAGATGAATGGTTAACTACCAAGTATGAGGTTGTAGATGGAACAATAATCTATCCACCAAAAAATATTAAGTTAGCAGATGTCTCTATTGTTACACACTTAGAGTGGAGTATTGATGGCATTATTTCCAACCCATTAGTTGTAAAGAAAATGCAGTATGCTTCACAAGCCTTTAATGAAAGAACTTCTAATCCCGTCGGAACAAGATTTGGAACATCTATATTTCCATACTTAAAGTACGGCTCTTACTTTGACTATAAATCTAAAAACCCATTTAGAATCTATAAAGGAAGCACTCCATACTTATATCTCACAAAACGCAGCGGCATTGAGAAAGTTGGAAATTATGACCCATTAGTAAACCGTGGGCTTTCAATTCCTATTAATCAAAACTTAGCAGAAAATTATAAAGTAATTGCTCTTCAAGCATTTATTAGATATGGTCAAGCAAGATTCCCAACAACTCCAGAGCAAATCTTTGAAATTGAAAGCAAAGATACTTACATAAAATTCTTTATAGTTGCTAATGACACCTCTGGAAGCCGTGCAAGAATTTATGGAATTAATGCTAAAACTGGTAGATTTGAAAACGGAATTGCATTTTATTGGAATGGAAGGATTGTTAGAGAGCCAGTAATTACTCTTAATGACTGGGGTGTGTTAGGTATATCTTTTTCAAATGTGCTAGATTTTAGCTCCTATGTTGGAGGATTTAGGGTAACTGGATCAGTTTTAATTAACAACATCTCTCAGTATCAGTCTACTAATTTACAAGAAATTCAGCGACAAACTCTTAGGTCTTGGTATACCGCTAAGTTTGATAATATAGACGTTTATGACTGGGATTTCTGGAATGAAGACTATACCTGGAACGGCGTATTGGTCTTCTCTTCATCTACATATTTTGGGGTAAACCCAGCAGACATTTATAAAACTTATACTGGAACAAATAAGATAATTATTGATGACGATACCCCATTAAAGATTAATAACTATGAATACACAAACTATCAGAACATTGGATGGCAAAACAGGGTTGTTTCTGCTGTATAATATGGTATACTGGTGGTTATGGAAGACAAATTTGCAGAAGCACTTGGTAAAGCAAAGCTAACATTAGTTGAGCAAACAGGGTATGCCTGGGGAGTTTATGTCTGGAAAAAAGCTAACGGTAAATGGTTTACTGACGGCAGCGGAAATATTCTAAACATTCCAGCAAACAAAGGTGATGAAAACCAAATAGCCAAGCTAAAACAGGCAGCAGCCTATCACGGAGAGCCAAACGGTTCTCCAGTATTCTTTCCTGGCTCAGCTCGAATCAGCGATGAAGAATATAGCGAACAGATTGATCGCATGAAACAGGGCCTAATCCCATCACTAAATGATATTGGTGCGGTTATGGCTGCAAAGAAAACCATAGAAGCTTACGGAGATGAAGGCTAATGTCAGACGATTATCAGTACCCAATTCAAATTTTTGCTCCAGAGTTAGAGCAAGAAGAAAATGTTTTTAAAAAGCAAGATCCATTTGCGAAGAAGTGGGAAGACTTAAAAACCCTTTCTGGCTTAGAAAAGAACTTTAAGAGACGCTCTGATCGCATTGCCAAGTCCTACGAAAGCCTAGACTTTACTGGAATAGATACCACAAATCAGGGGTATCAAAATAGTGCTCTAGCAAGAAACACTGGAATAAATGGATCAACATCTAAAGAGATAAACCCAGGTTCCGTTTTCCACAACGGCTACGGAATGTTTGATGTTATTACCCCACCATGGAATCTTTACGAGCTTGCAAACTACTACGATACCTCATTTGCTAACCACGCAGCAATTGATGCTAAGGTAGAAAACATTGTTGGTTTAGGTTATGACTTCCATGTTTCTAAGAGAACTCTTATGCAGCTAGAGGCATCTAGTAGCGATTCTGCGGTTGAGAAAGCAAGAAAGCGTATTGAAAGAGCTAAGGTAGAACTAAAGGAATGGCTAGAGAGTCTTAATAGTGATGATTCATTCACAAATGTAATGACAAAGTTCTATACTGATGTGCAGGCTACTGGAAATGGTTATCTTGAAATTGGAAGAACAGTTGCTGGAGAAATTGGATATATCGGACACATCCCAGCAACCACTATGCGTGTGCGTAGATTGCGTGACGGCTATGTTCAGATTATTGGACAAAAGGTTGTATACTTTAGAAATTTCGGGGCAAAGAATCCAAATCCAATTACTGGAGACCCAAGACCAAATGAGATTATTCATTACAAAGAATACTCACCATTAAATACTTTTTATGGGGTGCCAGATATCATGTCTGCCATCTCTTCTTTGCATGGAGATCAGCTAGCTTCTCAATACAACATTGACTACTTTGGAAATAAGGGTGTTCCTAGATACATTGTAACGCTAAAGGGTGCAAAGCTATCTTCCGACGCAGAAGATAAGATGTTTAGATTCTTACAGACTAGCCTAAAGGGACAATCTCACAGAACACTGTACATCCCGCTTCCAGCTGACACAGATACAAACAAGGTAGAGTTTAAGATGGAACCAATTGAAGCAGGAGTTCAGGAGGCATCGTTTAATGACTACCGCCTTAGAAACCGTGATGATATTCTTGTTGCACATCAGGTTCCTCTATCCAAGATTGGTGGAGGAGATTCTTCTCAGATTGCCGCAGCACTTGCTCAAGACCGTACGTTCAAAGAGCAGGTTGCAAGACCAGCCCAGGCAAATCTAGAAAAAATTATTAGCAAGATTGTTAAAGAAAAGACAGATATTCTAGACTTTAAGTTTAATGAGCTAACCCTTACAGATGAAATTGCTCAGTCCCAGATTTTGGAGCGTTACGTAAAGACTCAGATTATGGTTCCAAATGAGGCACGTGAAAAGCTGGGTCTTCCTCAGCGTCCAGACGGGGACGAACCATTTGAAATGTCCCCAAGACAGTCTGCCGATACAAG